TCGGTTTTCTTGACACCGCCCACGACGACCAGCGTGTCCTGGCCCTGCATGAACAAGTTCTGCCGATAGTCCGCTTCGCCTCGATACACTGCAAGCGCAAGCCTGCCCAGGCCCAGGAGCGGAGGTTCGTCCGGCGTGCTGACGATGTCCTTCGTATTGACGAACACGAACGGGATCTTATCCAACGTCACGCCGCGCAGTTGCGGGGGCTGCATCTGCGTCTCGTCATACGATGCAGACTGGCCGTCGTTGTTCGTGAAAACGCCAACTTGATACACTGCACCAGCGCCCTCAGCTTCGTTCTCGTCCTTCGCACCGAGCTGGAGGATGCGATACTTGGTCTGCGACACCCATTCGAAGTCAGTGCTGCGACGGAAGCCGCTTTCGTCCAGGACCACAAGGTTCAGCCGTGCTTCACCTTCGTCCGCCTCGCCGTCGTCCCAATTCCGAATGGACTCAGCCACGTACATGGCGATATAAGGCATCGGATTGGTCGGATCGGGATTCACGGGCAGGTCAAGCAGCAGACCCAGGCGCCCGGTGACAAGCTGCTCTTCGTTGATGCGCCGCAACAGCAGCTCCAGAGGCTCACCGTATGCAGTAGCCTTGTCACGGAGTGCTTCCATGTTTGCAGGGAGCTCGATCGTCGGTGTCTTCTGCCACATCAGGCCGATATACGCTTCCACGCCTTCCTTGACGTAGTCGTGGAACACTGCCCGCAGCTTGTAGGCGTCATAGGCTTCTCGCCCGGGCTTGCCCGATTCCATGCCGTCCAGTCGCATGCCCTTGGTGGGCGGAAGGTATGTCTCGCCCTTCACCTTCACCGCGCGCTCACCTTTGTAGAGGTCGCGCATGGTGACCCAATCCTCTTTGAATTCCGAATACTTCGGATGAACCGAATCAAGTGCCATTTTGCGCCTCCGTCAATAAGTGCCCGTAACTGTACCAGATCCGCGCTTACTCAACAACGTCGCACGAATCTTCGCTTTGGTTTCTTCGTTCCTGGGTTTGCCCCGCTTTGTTGCAGCGATCTTCTCACCAGTGCCCTCAGGGCGCTTCTGTCCTTTGTGCGCAGCACCGATCTTGGCTTTAGTCTCGTCTGTGTGGGCGTGCCCCGTATGAACCTCAGCCATGTGCGCGCGGTATTCAGGATCCTGCCATAACGCTTTCTGAGCTGACCCTGTTCTTTGCAGGGCTTCTACAGTATGCCTATAACCCGTGGGCCCTTGCCCGCCGAGCGTAAGGTTCGCTTTAGGCGACCATTGTTTGATCAAGGTTTCTTCAATGGATAAGGCTTCTGCTTCTGTAAGCTGTTCATGCAGTATCCGAACAGATACAGAACGGCCTTCACCTTCTTCCTGCGCAACGATGTTGATCCAATACTCGTTGCGACGGCTTCGCTCACGATACCTGTCGCCGGTGCCCTTGCCCACATAGAAGCAAGTTCCGTCACTCATGTACCATCCATAGACGTAGAATCGTTTCATTAGTACATACCAGTCGTCGGACCATTCTTGGTCTCGATGCGTCCCATTGGCCAGCAATAGTCAATAAAATACCCGATTGCTGTGGTGATGTGTTGATATTGGTTCTTTTGATCCTCTTGGAAAGAAGAACCTGTCTGGAGCTGCACAGTGCTGAGACCCTTGTGACACCACAGAGCAGTCTGCGGATTCACCTTGAGACGAATCTCACCCTTCGCATTCCGGATCATTGCGCGCACAGCATTCTGGCGGTCTTTAATAGCTGGGTGCGCGGGGCGCACGCGCCTCTCGAACTTCCAGCCGTTCAAACGGAGGACATCTTCGATCTCCGTGTAATCCGATTTGTGACCGTGCTTCTCACCTGCACGACCAGCGGGGTCGCCGTAGATATAGACGGTCTTGTTCTTGTGTTCCTTGTACTTCTCGACGAACTCAATTGCAGACTGGCGGCTAACCGCGCTCTCCAAGACGATCTCGTCCAGGAAGAAGGGGACTCCATTGCGGATGACCACAATGGCCGAGCTCAGCGGTGTAAAGTTCTGGTCGTGCGTCCAGTGCAGCGCCTCGTGAGAAAGGATGCGCTCGGTTGTGAAATTGTCCTTCGAGTAGTCCTCATAGATTCGACCGCTGGCAGTCTCGAAGCTGGCGCGATATTCCTGGTTGTACTGCTTCCGGGACATGGTTCGCTGAGCTGCCTCGATAACGTCAGGCGGCAGGATCTCTTCAGACGTCCAGTGGAACAGCGCCCAATCGGGGTCGTTGGCGGTGCGTGCGTATTCCGCCATATCGTAATAATGGTTCAGGCCGTCAGGCACGCCAATGAACCAGCACCAGGCCCGATAGTAGGGGCGCGTCGGATTCACTGTGTTGAGTGCGGGCATGATGTTCGCTTGCAGCGCCTCACCCTTCACGTCTGCAATCTCGTCGATCACACCGCCAGTCCAGTTGATACCCTCAATCCGCTGTGGCTGGTCCAGACCGATGATGTGGATCTCTGTTCCGTTGGGCAGGTAGATCTTGAGTTCGGACTCGCTGGGCTTCTTTGGGTGCATGCACGACAGCGTCATGGCCTTGAGATCGTCCCACCAGATCTTCTTGGCCTGGTTGTACGTGGGCGCCGCTGCGAAATACTTCTCGCCTGGATACCACATCGCCTGACGCGATAGGAAGCGCTTGGCTCGTTCCGTCTTGCCACTACGTCGCCCGGCGGGCACAATGGGGAATCGAACACCGTCCTCAACAGCACGCAACAGGCGAAGCTGAACCTCGTGGTCCTTCAGCTTGTACCAGCGCGCCATCTGACGCTCTAGAATGATCTTGCTCATACAGGCGCCCTCGCTGCGAACTCACGGAAGGCATCGATGAGCGCTTGCTCACCTTCCTCACCGCCTTCAGGACGGTCAAGGCCGTATATGGTTGCCAGCTTGGCGGCAGCTTGCACGCGCGACGCATAGGGCCCATTCTGTGCAGCCTGGCGCAGCACGCTCAGGATCAGGGCACGGTCTTCCTTGGCTTGGGCGTCTTCGTTTTCAGGGGTCGCGCGTTGCAGTTCAGTGATGCGGCGTTGGACATAAGCCTCGCCCATGAACTTCTTCGCGTACTCCACGGCGAAAGCAGCCTGAAACCCTACGCGAAGGCAAGCCTGGAAAGGATCAAAATCCTTTATGTACTCCTGAACGAATAGATCACGAAGGGCCTTTTCTTGACCGGACGGTTCCGGCTCCATGAGCCGAGGATCCAGATATAGACCCGATGTGTTCTCAGCCATGTGGGAACTCCAATCGGATAGTTAGGGCGGATCACCCGCCCAATTTGATCGGAGTATAGCGATTCTGAGGCCGGATACGCAACCAGAATATCAGGGCGAGATTTTGCGGCAAGCCGGCAATTCTGCAGGCTTTTGGCCGGTATTCCACTCAATGAGGCGGGCCATTTTGGACGCGCATTCGCAGAAGGACGTTATCCAGTCCTGACGCGAATCAATGAGGTCTTTTGTCACTACCAGCTGACGATCCGCTGCCTGCTGGCACTGCTGCACCAGCCCCTCGGGAGGTACTGCCCGTTCCACCTTTGTCACTACCCGAATTTCCGGTGTCACAGGTGTTGTTGAGCAAGCAGGCAAGATCAGGAGGGATGCGCTGATTAAGATAATTCCGAACAGTTTCATTTGACTTCTCCAAGGTTGCCAGACGGTTACGCGCGCGAGCATCGTTGTCCGCCAGCACCTTGTAATCGGTCAGCAGGCCCGTGAGGGCCTGTGCATCCTGGAGACGAAGTTCTTTCAGCTCACCGATGGTCGCTTCCTGTTGCTGATTGACCGATTCCACTGCGCCCAAGCGCTGCTGAACGGTTTGAAGCTCGTTCTGTGTGGTCAGCAGCGATTTCTCCGTGCGTTCCTTGGATAACCACATGCTGAAGGTGAAGCCTGCCGCAGCCACTATCGCCGCGATCAAGGCGTACTCGATGACGAGCCGTGTCTTGTTCTTGAAGAAGCCCAGAGCACTTGCGAGCCAGGGCAGCTTAGTCAGCAGAAGGGTGATCATCGGCGCGCTCCCGGATGGATTCGGATGGTTGCTTCTCGATACCGAGCTTCTTCAGCACGATGGACTCGAGCATGCGAATCGTGGCGTTAGCCCCCAGCCAACCCGACACGCCAACGATCACGCCCGTCCATGGCTCGGACAGGTTCGTTGCCTGGCACACCAGCAACATCAGCAGGCCAACGAAACCAGCCGCGCCGCCCTCCAGAGCTGCGCGACTCCACTTGATTTTCTGACGGCTGTCGATGGTTCGCATGAGATGCCCCATCATACCTCCGAACATAGCGAAGAGCCCGTAGGCCGACGCCTTTATCCACCAGCTATTCCACGGATCTTCCGGCAACATATTTGGACCCCTATTCGATTAATCTCGACAGAGGCCCATGCCCTGTTTCGCGGATAGTACCACACGCGAAACGCATCGAGCTACAGGAATCCAACTACAGCTCAAGCGCGAACCGGTCCAGCATGCCTTTATCAAACTTGGCGCGGACCTTGCTCGCTGCTTCAGCCTTCGTGATCTTCCCGTCGCGGTTCGCATCCAGACCAGCGTTCTGGCGGTAACTGATCTTCGGGTCCAGGAACAGAA